ATTATGCATGGGGATTTTTATTGAAGAGAGTAAGGTTCCCACCATATCAGGATTTCACTTGGGTGGTGTTACGGGTACCCCAAAGGGGTGTCTCGGCACTCTTAATAAGAAGCAAGTAGATTTGGCCGTAAAAGAGCTACATCTTTTGAGCAGTTGTGACATTGGATCGGAAAGCGTTTTAACTGATGTGATGTTTGTCAATCATATAGGTGAAGATGGTTTCATGCGAGAAGGGGCTGTGGCACCTAAGTGTCCAACTAATTTTATTCCTGAAGGGAGCCAATTGGACATTATAGGTCCATGCATTGGCGCAGCCACTTACAAGACAAAGGTTGAGGTTTCTCACATATCAGAGACTGTGACTAAGAAATTAGGTTGGGTGAGAGAGCATGAACCCCCGAAGATGGGATTACCACATGTGCCATCTTGGCATAATTGGAGTTTAGCTTTGGGCGGTTTAGCTTCCCCAGCATTGGGACCGTCTATGTCTGATTTGGCAAAAGCTGTAATGGATTACAAATCTGTTTTATTGCCATATTTTGTTAATATATCTCCATTAGACATGTCAACCACAATTAATGGTTTAGATGGTGACAAGTTCTTGAACAGAATTCCTTTACAGACTTCAGCTGGTTTTCCATTGTCGAAAAAGTTTGAGAAATTTGTTTCTGTAAGTGAGCCAATAGAGGGGCATTTACATAATTGTGTGGTAGACGAAGATGTTATGGAAGTGTATAACGCTTGTGAAGACATTTATCTGCAAGGTCGACGTTTTAATCACATTTTTAAGGCATCACTTAAAGACGAACCAGTGAAAATTGGAAAATTGAAGGTTAGAGTTTTTCAAGCTGCTCCGATTGTGTTAAAAATGTTTTTGCGTAAGTATTTTCTTCCGATAGCCGCACATTTAAGTATGTTTCCGTTTATTTCGGAATGTGCCGTCGGTGTCAATGCTTTTTCGCACGAATGGTCAGAAATGATGGAACATGTCACGCATTTCGGAAATGATACGATAGTCGCAGGAGATTATAGTGCTTACGACCAAAGAATGCCAAGTTGTTTAACCACTGCTGCGTTTTCT